AGCAACAGGCGCTCAAACAGGTACTGATCCATGTTTACCTAATAATCCACCAGTAACCAATGCAGGTGGAAGCGGAGCAACACCTCCTGCAAGTGTTCCTTACCAAGATGCAATTATGAGACAAGCTAGGGCTGCCGCTGCTGCTCCTTCATCAGTAATACCAAATCCAGATGCAAACGATCCAAGAGGTCGCAATCAACAAAATACTCCTCCTGCGCAAACATCATCACCGTCAGGTGCCGCTGCAAATGCATTAGATGCCTTTGGTGGAGCAGGCCCAGCAGTTGCCACAACAGCACCTACTACAGTAACTCAGCAACCTTCTACACCTACAGCAGGACAGTCAACAACACCAACTAATAGCAGTGCAAATGTATATATATACGAGCCACTAGAAGGAGGATTTGATAGATATGATTTTAATAGTGGCAAAAAAGTGTTTACTCCTAATGGTGGCGGATCAAGTATGAATGCAGCAGGCAATGCATCTGTTCCTACTACAACTCCAAGAGTTACAACACCACCGTTAGACGGCGGTATTCCAGTTGGCTCAACTACAGTTGCATCAGGAAGCAGATTAAGACAGCGAAAAGAAGCAGAAGCAGCAGGTAGCCAAGTAGGCCCTCAATAATTAATGTTAACTCAAACAGGACCACAATAATATGGCAAACGGAACATATACAAGAACTACTAGCAATCAGAATGTTGCATTTAAAGATTCTGGACCATTTGAAGCAATTGTAGTTAATAACTTAGATACAAAATATATGGGCGGTCTTGTTGTTGAGTTATTAAAATATACTAGCTCAGGCAGCACACCGGAACGTAGTGGACAGTTACTTAATGTTAGGTACCTTTCTCCATTTTACGGAGTAACACCTAACGCTGCACTCACAGCAAATGATGGATACGAACACACACAAAAGTCGTACGGCATGTGGATGGTGCCTCCTGATGTAGGCACCAAGGTGCTTGTTATATTTGCTGAAGGAAATGCAAACTTTGGCTATTGGATCGGCTGTATACCTGCAGACTATATGAATTTTATGATACCTGATGGAAGGGCATCTACAGAAAACACAACTGAAATTACACCTCCTCCGTTAAGAGGCCGAAAACTGCCAGTAGGCGAATATAACAAAGCAATTGAAAGTGGTTCTAAAGTAGATCCTACGTTGTTTGCCAAACCTTACAACAAGGATTTTTCAGAATCTTTAGAAATACAAGGTTTACTTAATGACGAAATTCGCGGCACAACTACAACGAGTGCAAGGCGTGAAATGCCTAGTGCAGTATTTGGTATAAGTACACCTGGTCCAAAAGATCGCAGAGATGGTTCTCCAACTGTAGAAATTGGAACAGCAGGTAATAAAGTAAGTGTTCCGTCTAACAGACTAGGCGGCAGTGCATTTGTAATGGACGATGGCGACGAAAGATTTGTACGTACAACTCATGCAGAAGATGGTCCGCCTATTTACAAAAACAAAGGTAATAATGAACCTGGCGGTGATAGAACTATTCCACAAAACGAATTAATGCGTTTTAGAACTAGAACTGGTCATCAAATACTAATGCATAACAGTGAAGATTTAATCTACATTGGAAATGCTCGTGGATCTACGTGGATTGAAATGACCAGCGATGGTAAAATTGATATTCATGCACAAGATAGTGTTAGTATTATGACTGAGAATGATTTAAACATTACTGCTGAACGTGATATTAATATGGAAGCAGGCAGAAACGTTAATATTAAAGCAGCAGGAAGAAATAGCAAATCAGGAGAAACCGGCAGAGTACAGATTGAATCTAAAAATAACTTTAATTTAAGCGTTGGCAAAGATAGTAAAATTACTGTAGGACAAAATCAACACATAAAAGTAAATCAGTCTCAACATATTGATACTGGAAAAACATTGCATGTTAAAAGTGGTCAAGACAACAGACTTACTGCCGCTGGCAATACATTTATTAATAGTGCAAAGGAACATAGAGAAACTGCAACGTATATACATATGAATGGCCCAACCGCTCCTACCGCAAACCCAGCAAGCGCAGTAGAGCCGTTAAGTACACACAAATTACCGCGTGTAAAACCTGGCGGAGTTATAAACGGATACGATAGTATACTTACAAGAGCACCGCAACATGAGCCTTGGCCACATCACGAAAATATGGATCCAATGGCGTTTAAGAAAATATTTACAGATAGAGAAACACCCGGCGGATTACCGTCAGCAGACCGTATACTTACCCCGGATACATTTGATAAAAATTTACAAGGCAGAACATCGAGTGCATATGTGCAAGGAAGCGGCGGCAATATAAGTACAGGCAGTGCCAGTCGCGTAGGCGGCAACGGCCAACCGTCTGTGCCGCCAGGCAATTATACCAGTGACTATGATTATACTCCGGGTATCGGATCTTTGAGTGAAAAATACGAATCTCGAGGAAACCCGGGAATTATTGGAAATGACAGAACCGGCGGCTGGAGTTATGGAAAATATCAACTTGCATCAAATACCGGAGCATTAAACGCTTTTCATGCATGGCTTACCCAAGCGCACCCTGCTCTAGAATCGCAACTAGCAGCAGCTGGCGGCCCATCAGCTGGACAAGCAGGCACAGCAGCATATAAAGCAGCATGGCAACAAGTAATGGGAACTGATCAAGGAGCCCAGGTACAAAGTGAATATGCAGGATTAAGATATTATGGCCCTGTTGTTAAACAAGTATTGGACCGTACAGGACTTGATGTTGACCAAAGATCTCTTACAGTAAAACAGGCATTATTTTCTTCTGCAATACAACATGGCGAAGGAAGCGGCGGTAGGAGAATATTTGAAAATGCATTAGCGGCTCTAAATTATCCCCCAAGTGTGCCGACTACAACAGCTCCTACTGACGCTGCCCTAATTAGAGCAGTGTATGCTGAACGACGCCGAGGCAACGGCATGGCTCACTTCCCTAGTAGTACAGCCGCAGTACGACAATCTGTTGTAAATAGATTTCATAACGAAGAAGCAGATGCACTTAGAAGTTTACAACAAGAAATTGATGCGGCAAATGCTAATCCGCCAACGGTAGATCCAACAGACAATAGTGCTGCTACACAGACAGTATCACCCCATTCTAATCCGCAATAATTAAGGTAAATATAGTATGAGCCAATTAGAAAAAAATCTGTACAAAAGAGTAACTGTAAGCCAGCCCGAACAAGTTGCATCGTCTGGAAGAAAATATAGAGGGTTTTCGACAGTTGCAGATGCAAAAAGTTTTAGTGTTTACGATTTTGAACTTATTAAGCAAGACTTGATTAATCATTTTCATATACGTCAAACTGAAAAACTAAGTGATCCTACGTTCGGTACTATTATATGGGATATACTTTATGAACCGTTTACAGTTGAAGTACAAGAAGCAATAATTGAAGACGTTACTAGGATTATTAACTATGATCCTAGGATAAAAGCTGAAGATGTTATTATTGATACTTACGAGCAAGGTATTCAAATCGATTGTACAATTTCTGTATTACCTTTTGGTGTAACAGATCAATTACGCTTTAAATTTGACAAAGAAAACGGCCTTTTGTAACCCTAAAAATTAAATACGCACTTTTTCCTTTCAGCTAAATATTAGTAATAAACAAGGAAATGCACATGTCTTCAAATGATAGACAGTCAAGGCTACTAGTAGCTGAGGACTGGAAAAGAATTTACCAAAGCTTTAGAAACGCAGATTTCCAAAGCTACGATTTTGATAATCTAAGACGCACAATGATTAACTATTTGCGTCAAAACTATCCAGAAGATTTTAACGATTACATTGAATCAAGTGAATACCTTGCGCTGATTGATATGATTGCTTTCCTTGGGCAAAACTTATCATTCCGTATTGATTTAAACGCTCGTGAAAACTTCCTTGAAACAGCAGAGCGCAGAGAAAGTGTATTACGTCTAGCACGTATGCTGTCTTATAATCCAAGACGTAATCAAGCAGCTAACGGCTTGCTTAAATTTGACACAATTAAAACAACTGAAAATCTTTTAGATTCAAATGGTTTAAACATGGCAGGCATTACTGTTAAGTGGAATGACCAAACTAATTCAAATTACTTTGAACAGTTTACTAAAATTTTAAATTCAGCATTGCCATTATCTAACTCAATCGGTAATCCGTTAAAGAGTTCGTTGATTGCAGACGTGCAAACACAAAAATATCGCTTAAATGCTACAAACACTGGACAAGCAATTTATCCATTTACTAAGCGCATTGAAGGTGTGAGTACACGATTTGAAATTGTAAGTTCGGATATTTTAGATCAAACTATTTTGGAAGAAGCACCGTTGCCAGGCAACAGTCCTGCATTTTTGTTTAGAGATGATGGACAAGGAGCAGGATCGAATAATACTGGATTCTTTATGCACTTCCGTCAAGGTAAACTTGAGACAGGAAACTTTGCAGTAAGTAATCCAACTCCAAATCAAGCAGTACAAATTGATGCTGAAAATATTAACGACAGTGATGTATGGTTATTTGCATTAAACAGTGCAGGCTTTGAAAGCAACGAATGGCAAAAGATTGACTCAACAGAAGGCAATAATGTTATCTATAATAGTTTGTTTAATAAAACTAGAGATGTATTTGCAGTAACTACTAGAGTTGGCGACAGAATTAATTTAAACTTTAGTGATGGTGTATTTGGTAACTTACCTGCTGGAAACTTCAAGACATATTATAGAACTAGCAATAATAGACGTAGTGTAATTACTCCTAGTGCAATAAGCACAGTAAGTATAGAAATCCCGTACCAATCAAAAAACGGAACTAGCCAGGTACTTACAATTGGACTTAAATTAAATTATACAATTAGCAACAGTTCAGAATCAGAAACCGATACAGAAATTAAACAAAATGCTCCAGCAACATATTATACACAAAATAGATTAATTACAGGAGAAGATTATAATATTGGGCCTCTTGCAATTAGTCAAGATATTATTAAGACTAAAAGTTCAAACAGGATTAGTAGCGGCATAAGTCGTTTCTTTGACTTGAAGGATGCCAGCGGAAAATATTCAAACACAAGTCTTTTTTCAGACGATGGTGTAATTTACAAAGAAGAATTTACAGAAAAGCAGTCATTTACGTTTGCAACACAAACTGACATCGAAGGCGTTATATATAATACTATTGAAGGCATATTAGGAAGTAGCAACGCCCAAAGCTTTTATCTTGCAAAATATCCAAAAATCATTGTTAGTGATCTTAATGCATCGTGGACACAGTCAAGTACAAGTACTAATCAGACATTAGGATTATTTAATGATGTAGACGGAAACTCATATACAGTAGGAACGTTTACTGCTAATAGTTTAAGATTATTAGAAGCAGGCACACTATTAAAATTTGTAGCACCGTCTGGGAAACACTTTATGCCCGACGGAACACTAATGGATGACGGAGATTCTGATCACCTAGGTAAAACTACATATAAATGGTGTAAAGTTGTGTCTGTTGTAGGTAATGGAACAGTAATTAACGAAGACGGTATTGCTCCTATAAAATTAAATGATGTTATCCCAACTGGCGCAATTTTAGAACAAGTTATACCTAATTTTTCTAAAGTATTAATTAATGATATAAAAACACAATTAATTGATCAAGCATTTGAATACAAAGATTTCGCTTTACGTTATGACCAATACAACAGACAGTGGAAGATTGTACTAGCTGAAGACATTAATACTCTTGGCGACTTTGCTACTGGTAAAGCAGGAGACATAACAGGTGAAAATTTAGATGCAAGTTGGATGCTTTACTTTAAAACAGATGGCGAAAAGTACACAATTACATACCGCAATTTGCGCTATGTAATGGAAAGTGCAGATGAAATTAGATTCTTCTTTGATGCTGCTGATAAAATTTATGACCCTTCAACAGGGCAAGTTGTTAGAGATAAGATTGACATCTTAAATATTAATCGCCAACCAGGCGAACTAACTCCATTTACTAGAGATTTTAATTGGACTATTACAGATGCATACAGAGACGTAGAAGGATACTTAGACAGCAGAAAAATCCAAGTTCAATTTATTGACTTAGACGACGATGGAGTTGTAGACGATCCTGACATCTTTGAACAAATTGTTGGCGAAGAAAATACTGCAATTGCAACAGCAGATAAAATTATATTTCAAAAGAAATATACTACAACTGATGGCGTAGAAGACTTTAAGTATTTTGCAAACACAAATGCTGAAATTATTGTAGTACAAAATGAAACAGTAATTGCGCCGTATAGTACACGATTAGAAGGACAAATTTTTTATCTAATCGATGAAGGTATATTTAGAAAGCTTAATAAATCATTAAACAATACTACAATTAATACAGACTATAAATCATATTTTGGCCGTGCAGACTTAAAGTTCCATTACATCCATGTTGCAGACAGTGGATATAGAATTGATCCAAGTGCAAGTAATATTATTGACACTTACATATTATCAAAAACATACGATACACAAGTAAAACAATTTATTACAGGCTCTCGAGGAGTTAGACCAATGCCGCCTAGCAATGACGAATTGTTTAGAAGTTATGGCGGCGAAATAAACAAAATAAAAAGTATTAGCGATGAAGTAATTTATCATCCTGCAAAATATAAAATACTATTTGGCGATAAAGCAGCTCCTGATCTACAAGTTAAATTTAAGATTGTTAAAAATGCTAGCATAGTTATTAATGACAACGAACTTAAATCAAACATAATCGAAGCTATTAATAAGTTCTTTGATATTGAAAATTGGGACTTTGGTGAAACGTTTTACTTCCAAGAACTTAGTGCCTATATTATAAACCAGCTGTCTCCAAAACTGGTAAGTATACTAATAGTACCGCGCCAAACTACACAATCGTTTGGTAGCCTATTTGAAATAAAGAGTGAGCCAGATGAAATATTTGCAAGTGCAGCTAAGGTGAGTGACATCGAAACAATTGATCAACTAACAGCAACTAATCTACAAGCTAGCGGTGCAGTAATTAACAGTGTATCGACTGGCATAACATCAGGAATATCGAGCAGTGTATCAACACCAACAACTAATACAAATACAACAGGCGGAGGCTACAGTTACTAATGGCTAAGAATGATCAAACCGAAAGCGCACTACCTGTTCCGGGACAGAACAACAAAATTACTTCGAGTGATTTTTTACCTAAGTTCTTTAGAACACAAGCTAATAAGAAGTTTTTGCAAGGTACACTTGATCAACTTATACAGCCTGGCGTTGCTGAAAAGATTAATGGTTATTATGGTAGAACAACTGCTAAAGCATACAAAACTACAGACAACTATGTTGACGATGTAACATCTGATAGAACTAACTATCAGTTAGAACCTGCAACAGTTATCAAAGACAACTATGACAACGTAACTTTCTACAAAGACTACAACGACTATATGGGCCAACTCGGCGTATTCGGCGCAAACACAGCTAATCACAGTCGGTTAAACAGCCAGGAAACATATGCTTGGAACCCAAATATTGATTGGGATAAGTTTGTAAACTTCCGCGAATACTACTGGATGCCTAATGGCCCTATTAGTATTCCTGTAAGAGGACAAAGCAGAGATATTGTTAGTACATATACTGTTACTACAGAAGATCAAGGTGACAATATTGCCTATGTTTTTAATGATGGTCTAACACGCAATCCTAACTTAAAATTATTCCGCGGTCAAACATACCGTTTTGAAATTGATACTCCTGGTCATCCAATAGCCATTGCTATTAGCAGAACATTTACTCCAGGAACTGCAATATTAACAGCAGGATCAGAAGGGTTACGTGCCGAGGGATTATTTGATGCAACATTATATGGTAATGAATATGACCAAGGAGAATACATTATTCTACCAAGCGGTGGCAGTGTAACATTTGCTGCCGATGATAATGTGTCAACTCTTTATCCAGACGGTATTCGTAAATTAGGTGAAGAAGGTGAACAAGTAGCAATTGCGTATATTGAAAAAGGTACAATTGAATTTACTATTCCATTAAATGCGCCTGACAGATTATATTATATTAGTAAAAATGCAGTAGATACCAGCGGTTTATTTAGAATTTATGATATTGAAGAAAACGCCTTCCTTAATGTACAAGAAGAAATTTTAGGTAAGAAAACATATCTAAGTGCAAATGGTGTTGAATTGTCTAACGGAATGAAAATTAGATTCCAAGGCGATGTACTACCAATTGAATATGATACTAATGATTGGTATGTTGAAGGTGTCGGCGACAAGATTAAATTAATCAAAGATCAAGATTTAATTATCCCAGCAGCATACAGTGATAACGTACAGATAGCATTTGATAGTGACAACTTTGATACATTACCTTTTAGTGATGCATCGGCGTATGCAGCAGATAAAGATTATATTGTTGTTAATAGAGCAAGTCCTGATAGAAATGCATGGAGTCGTTATAACAGATGGCATCATAAAGATGTAATTTTAAAAAGCTTCAAGTATAATAATTTGCCGCGTGACGTAGATGAATCTAGTCGTGCAAACCGTCCTATTATAGAATTTGAAGCAGGCTTGAAACTAGACAATTTTGGAGCATATGCTAAACAAGACGTTGATTTAATCGATACGTATACAACTGATGTTTTTAGTACTATTGAAGGACAATCAGGATATAATATCGATGGTATTAATTTAGCTGATAATATGCGTATCTTATTTACAGAAGACACAGACGTATTAGTAAGTGGAAAAATATATCAAGTTAAATTTATTAAAATTGGAAACAACAGACAAATTAGTTTAATTGAAACTACTGATACTACTCCAATTGATCTCGAAACTGTATTAGTTACACAAGGTGTAAAAAATGCAGGTAAAAGTTATCACTACCACGGAGAAAAGTGGACAGCAGCACAAGAAAAAACAATACGCAATCAGCCACCGAGATTTGCTGTTTGTGATATAAACGGTAATAGTTATAGCGATGAAACATATTATGGTTCGACTACATTTAACGGTACTAAATTATTTTCGTATGCAGTAGGAGAAGGTGTTGTAGATAATGAACTAGGATTTGCATTAGATTACAAATCTATTAATAATTCAGGCGACATTGTATTTGACTTTAATTTATTAAATGATACATTCACTTATCAAACTGATACTGAGTTATTTACACAAGGAATTAGCGGCGGATATTTAAAGAAATATAGTTCACTCTCTAAATTTATATATGTAAATGGATTTAGTAGTACACCAACTATTAGTAAACAGTATGTTATACAAGAATATGCTGCTACTGACATCCAACTTAATAATTTTGAAATTAATGTTTATAATAATTCAAGTAGTATTTCTGATTTAAAAGTAGTTGTATTTGTTAATAATAAATTAAAATTAATTAATACTGATTATACAATTGATAAAACTAATACAAATGCAGTTATTACATTTACAAAAGATTTAATAGCAAATGATGTTATTAAAATTAAAACAGATAGTAAAACTATAAAAAATTCTAACGGTTATTATGAATTCCCCTACAATTTAGAACGTAACCCGCTTAACGACGATGTTAATCAATTTACACTTGGTGAAGTTATAGATCATGTTGATAGTATGCTAGAAGATATTCCAGGATATGCAGGCAACTATTTAGGATCAAGTAATCTACGAGATCTAGGCGATCTTGATAAATTTGGTAAGCGTTTTGTAAAGCATAGCGGTCCAATTAATCTACCGTTATATCACGTAACTAATAAAGATTATAATATTGTTAAAGCATTAAAATATTCTAAGAAGGAATATTCAAGATTTAAGAAAACTTTTTTAGATACTGCTAATACCATGGGCTATGACGGTCCTGTTAAAACTCACGTAGATCTTATATTAAGAGAAATAAATGCAGATAAAATAAAGTCACAGCCGTTTTACTTTTCAGATATGCTTGCTACAGGAGCATCTAATAAAATTGAATATAAAGTATTAGATTCTAGAGTAACAGATTATCCAATTACCGACAATTTTAATCTAACTACACTATCAACTAAAAGTGTAATGGTATATTTAAATGGTCAACAATTAACAAATATTAAAGATTATAATTTTAATCTAACAGGATATATTTCAATTAGTGCCGGACAAGTAGAAAATGATGTAATTGAAATACATGAATACGAAACTACTGACGGAAGTTTTGTTGCACCAACACCGACTAAATTAGGCTTATATCCTAAGTATTATCCTGAATTAACTATTGATGATGCTGTACTTGCAGCAGAGCCAGAGACGACTGGGCCATTTAAAGTATACGGAGAAGATAGTGCAACTGGTACTAGAGGTTGGTTCTATCCTGTTTATACTACTAAGAGTGCAGCTGGTTTAGGAGCATTATCAAAGTCTTACACATTTACGGGGATGAATAAACTATTTTACATTCCTGTTGCTGATGAAATACTTGCTGGCATTGACAATATTGAAATAGATGAATATCCAATTGGTGTTGCATTTATTAGAGGTCACGATGGCAGTTATATCAAGGCATATAAAGATTTTAGAGATGAATTATTATTAGAATTAGAAAAAAGAATTTTTAATAATATTAAAGCTGAATATTCAACTGATAGATTAGATATTAATGCATTTGTCGGCGGCGAATTTAGAACAAATGAATTTACTAAAACTGAAATAGACAACACACTGTTAGGAGATTTCCAACAATGGTTGCAGCAAAACTTAAATAATGCATCTTATACTGAAAATGCATTCTATAATAGAAATAATAACTGGACATTTAATTATTCAAACACTACTTCTCCGGACGGAAATACAAATCCAGGCTTCTGGAGAGGTTTATATGTAACAGCATTTGATACTGATCGTCCACACAGCCATCCTTGGGAAATGTTAGGATTAACAACAAAACCAAGTTGGTGGAATACTGTTTACGGACCGGCACCTTACACAGGTGACAACTTAGTGCTATGGAGAGACTTAGAAGCCGGCCGCATTGCAGATCCTAAAAATACTAGAATTAATTTAAAATATGCCCGCCCTGGATTAACTAACTATATACCAGTCGATAGCACCGGAAAATTACTATCACCATTAGATAGTAAATATGCCAAAGACTTCCAAATACAAAGTGCAACACAAAATTTTAAATTTGGAGACCAAGCACCAATTGAAAATGCATGGCGCAAAAGTTCTGAGTACCCGTTTGCTGTACTAACTGCAATGTTATTAAACAAGCCTGCAAAAACAATGGGACTAGGATTTGATATTTCTAGAATATCTAAGAATCTAGCAAATCAGTGGACAAACGTTGATACAAATTCTCCAATTGTAATTAAGGATTTAAAATTACCAAATACATTTCAATCAGCTATCCGTACTAATACATCTGGATTAGTAAACTATATCTATAATCTTGTAGCAAGTGATATTCTAACAGTATATGATGGATATGTAAATGATCTTGCAAGTATTACAAATCAAATAGGTATAAAAATTGCAGGATTTACAAGTAAAGAAAAATTTAATTTAATACTCGATAGCAGATCTCCTGTCCAATCTACTACCCAAGGTGGAATTTTTGTCCCCCAAGAAAACTATCAAGTATTCTTGAATACAAGTAGTCCTGCTGAACTAGTAGTTTATAGTGGTATTATTATTGAAAAAACAGAGCTAGGATATGTTGTAAGAGGATATAATTTAGAAAAGCCTTATTTTGAATATTATGAACCATTTAATGGTTCATCGGCATCTACTGTTACTGTTGGAGGCATATCAGAAAAGGCAATTCTATGGGACAATAATAAATCTTATATAAGTGGAGAAGTGTTATTACATAATAATGCATATTATAGAGTTATTACTTCGTTTACTAGTAGTAGAGCATTTGACACTGATAATATAGTTAAACTTCCTGCATTGCCATTAACTGGAGGAAGAATAGCACAATTTAAGAAAAATTTTGTTACTACTGAAACTAAGACTCTGCAATACGGAAGCCGTTTGGACACAGCACAAGATGTTGTTGACTTTATATTAGGATATAGTGTAAGACAACAAGAAATTGGATTTAGCTTTGAAAATGTGATTGAAGGCTCTAATGAAGTTGAAAACTGGAATCAAGCAGCAAAGCAGTTCTTATTCTGGACAACACAAGGTTGGGCAAATAGTTCTTTAATTGCAATTAGCCCTGGCGCTAATTTACTTGAGTTTAAGAAAGACTATTATATAGTTGATAATATTAAAGATGATTTCTATGGATATAACATTTTTAAAGCTGATGGATTATTCTTAGATTCAGAATTTAATAGTTTGCTAAGAGATCAAAATAATTTTGGAATTGAAACTGTTGGAACTGAAGAAGGATTATATCATATAGCATTACCGTTAGTACAAAAAGAACATGTTGTGTTAATAGATAATACAACAGATTTTAACGATGCAATATATAATCCAAGCACTGGATACAGACAAGAGCGTATTAAAGTAAATGGTTACAGATCCGACAACTGGAATGGCGGATTAAATATTCCAGGATTTGTATATGACGATGCGTCATTTACAGATTGGTCACAGTGGAAAGATTATAGTATCGGCGATATTGTAAAATATAAACAATATTATTATGTAGCAACTATTAATGTTACTGGTTCACAAAACTTTAATTCTAACAACTGGTATCAGCTAAACGAAAAGCCAGTGTCACAGCTAATGACTAACTTTGATTATAGAGTTACACAGTTTACAGACTTTTATGATTTAGATTCAGATAGCTTTGATACTGAACAGCAAAAAATGGCACAGCATTTGATAGGATATCAAAAGCGTCAGTACCTTGCTAACATTATTAATGATGATGTAAGTCAGTTTAAATTCTACAGAGGCGCAATTGCAGACAAAGGCACAATGAATGTGTTTACTAAATTGTTTGATGCACTAGGTAATACAGCCGATAACTTAGAGTTCTACGAAGAGTGGGCAATTCAAGTTGGTCGTTACGGAGCAGTCGATGATGTTGAACAAGTCGAATACAACTTAAAGCAAGATAAAATGCAAGAGTCTCCGCAAGCAGTTGAACTTGTAAGTACTTTACCTGCAACTAACTTTGATAAGATTTATAGAATACTACCAAACGAAGTATATGATCGTCCTGCAAATTATGCACATGCACCGTTGCCAACTAAATCGCTAACTAACGAGTATATTAGAACGTCAGGATATGCGAATGAAGACGATGTAGACTTTATTGTCAATAGTTTCTTAGATTTATCAGCAATAGATAGTAATCAAATTAGTTTAGGTGCAACAATATGGGTAACAGATACAGATAATAAATCTTGGACAATTCAACAACTAGTACACGCAAATATAAATGCCATTAGTGCGGATACTCTTATTACTGAAGTATCTAATAACAATTTAAGATTGGTCGAAATTACATTAGACAAATGGGCAAATGGAATACTAGATGTTGGAGATTACATAGGCATTCGAAATGCTCAAGCGTATTCTGCTAACGGATTATATGAAATTGATAGCATTAATTTAAACACTGTCCGTATAAGAGTTCCGCTAGATAATGAAATAGCAGATTTTGAAGAAGAACAGTTCGCCGTATCAATTTTAAGAACTGTAAGAGTAGACGATGTTGTTGGAATTAATAATGCAACAGCGCAAGACATATACAGTAAACAAAAATTATGGATAGATACATATAATTCTGAATGGGCAGTATTAGAAAATAATCCTGTATATCTAAATTCACAAGAAATTATAAATCCATCAGAGTACGACAGTACGGATCAAGGGTTTAGTAATAGTGTAGCAGTAACAAAAAATAATACTAATTTGTTTGTGTCTTCTGCAAATGATTTAAATGGTAAAATTTCTGTATATCGAAGAACCAGAGAACAGTCTAACTTAGTATTAGACCAAGAAATTACACTCGATGACGCTGACCGCTGGAAAGAAAATACTAATTATACAGTAGGTATAAAAATAGTATATACTATTAATAGTATACCGAGATACTACACGTCAGCAGTGCAACACATTAGTTCTGAATCTTTTGAAGCTGACCTAGCATCTTCAAAATGGACTCTAACAAATAGTCCTGCAGAATTGTTTGATATTACTAATGCAGACTTTGGCAGAAGCATTGCAGTATCGCCAGACGGCGAATATTTAATTGCAGGTATTCCGCAAGCAAGCAATGTTAAGACTCGACTAGCATATAAAACAGATGCTAGCACAGGACTAAGCACGTTTGATTTCCAACCTGATGCAACATATATTAAAAATGATATTGTACGTTATAGAGAAAGTTTGTGGAAAGCAAACAGAGAAATTCTGCCACAAATTACAAATCAACCATTTAGTACATTCGATACATATGTAAATATTGCAAGTACTGCTGATGCAGATAGTACAACTTTAAATTTATTAGTTGCAGGTGATTCTGGTTTAAACAATAGTAACATTACTCATTTATTAGTACGTGCTCCAAAAGATATGTATATCGGCACATCAGCAGGCGATACTGCTAATTTATTCTGGAACAGACGCAGTTATGCATACCCTACACTAGATGCATATTTGCCTTTTGATGGCCTCATACCACAAATAACTCCTGAATGGATAAGTCAAGATCATATTATCCAAGAAAAGATTGATCATGTATTTTATATTGATACATTTGTTTCATTGCCAGTTGTAGGTAGCATTGTAACATCTGATACAGGTAGTGCTAAAGTAGCATATGTAGGAACTCGAAGAGATAGTGCAGTTGTTTACCTTAAAGAAACAAACGGTGTCTTTGCTATTACAGGCGAATTGTTTATTAACGAATTAGATTTTGTAGGATTTTATACAGAAGAATCGACTTATGCTACAAGTGATGCAATCGGAGGCTACTGGATGATTGCTGCACCGACGTATTCGAACAACGGTACATATTACGATGCAGGAAGAGGTTTAGTATATGCTGATGTACTGTCTAATACTGATACTGATCTTGTAACTCCGGGAATACAATTAAGATCTCTTAATAACTATTATAACATTCAAGATACAGTCGGCGCAATTGGTGTTTTTGTAACTGAAAAAAATCGTGCAAGTTATATTGAACAATTATCATATCGCGGCGATCCGTCTAGTGCAGATGCACAAGATGGTGCAGAAGTAGATCTTCTAAGTAATAAATGGATAGCTAGAGTAGGCAAAACATTTAGCGATACACTGACAATAGGACAAACACAGGATTTTCGTTTATATAATCTAGATAATAGAGTAATCGACGTTGCAAGTGCTGGCTTCACATACGACATTCTAAATAAACAACAAACAATAGTTGATTTATGGGATGGATATATTGACTTTACACTAACTGAATTTGACTTCCAGGGATTTGCCTTTCAACCGCAAGTAGGTGACATAATTGAAGACATACAGTTTCCTAACAATGGACAAGGTGGGCTCGCACTAACATCTATTACTACAAGTAGTGCTGAAGTTGTGTTTATAAAACGTAACTTTAACGATGTAAGAGTTTACTTAAAGGTACTAACAGGTGATTGGTTAGAACAGTCTAATATTGGTCGCTTCCAAATCCGCAGGAAAGCAAATGTTAGTTTACGTGGCGCCACCGACGCTGACCGTACTATTGGCACAGTTACTGATATAAACAACAGCATTGTTCTTGGAACTTCGCTTATTGGTAAATTAGTAGTGTTTGAACACACAAGTAATTTTAATATTGTTGAAACTCCAAAAATCGTTGACGAAGAATACTGGTTCTTTGCTGAAACAACTGAAGCAGGAATTCAGCGACTGCCTAATCCTCCATTTAGTTTAAACAAAGACTATACACAAATTTATAATATTCCTGCTGAAAAAACAGGAACAAGCTCAGGGTTGTCTAACGAAGGCGCAGTTGCAATTTATAGAAGATTAAATGATGGCACTTATAGACTGCAACACACTTTTGCATCAGAATATAGAGCAGCAAACAGGTATTTTGGCTCCAACGTCGCAATAGTTCAAACTGGAAACTATTATACACTATTAGTTGGCAGTGATAGTGTCGTCTTGCCCGGTGACGATTCTACTGAAACAAGAACACACCCTGGTGCAATAGAAATATTCCGCCATGGTACTAAAGCAACTGATAGTTTCCAAGGAGAATACCAACTAACAGCATATGCGATCGGCGATATTGTAATATACAAAGACGATTATTATCTTTGCCGCAAAGCAACAACAACAGAACAAAATGTTATTGTTGATCCGATTTATTGGACTAAAATAAGTTGGAGTCACGGTAAAGATTCAAACTATCGTGGTGTATTTGATAACACATATAGTTATAAAAAAGATAATATTGTTGCACAAGACAATGCATTATGGAAAGCAGCAACTAACGTATCAACTAATGCAGTAATTCCAAGTACGTCAAACAATTCATGGACAGAAATTACTACAGATGTTGACTACTTAGGGTATTTGCCGAACTTAACTGCAAATGCGTTCTATGATGAGGATGTATTTGATCCTATTGAAAACATATTGGAATTTAGTAAGAGCTTTGACATCAGTGACGATGCACAAGTACTAGTTGTAACAAGTAAACAACACGAAGCAGAACTTGATAGTACAACAAATACAAAACTTGTAATTTATCGTGCAGTCGGCGATCAATATCAAGTAGATCAAATAATAACCGCACCTGATAATGTTACTGCATGGGCAGATAAAGTTGTATTAAATCCGTTAGGAACACAAATTGCAATTAGTTCAATGTTAGTAGATACTAACAAAATAAATCAAGGTGTCGTTTATGTTTATACACAAACCGATGGCACTTTTGTACTAACACAAACACTAACACCTCCACAAAATGAAGAAAGTGAAGGATTTGGATTTGGATTGGACTTTGGAACTGATAACTTAGTAGTATCGAGTCTAAATGGAGATCAAACAATTCCAACTACGTTTGACGTTAGTGTGTATTCTGATATTGAAGTTACTGCAACTACTTTTGATAGGGAGTTTACAAACTTTGCAAACGTAAAACTTGACAGAGGCGTTGTTTATGTATACGAAACAGTTAACAATAGTTTAATATATTCAGAGCAATTTGTTTATCCATTAACACAGACTACTTTCGGTGAGAACATTTATGCAAACGGCAACCACGTTTACATTGGTATGCCAGATCAGTTTAACGATAGTACTAAAGGTCAGATACTTGATTTTAGAAAAAATAAAAACACATTTGCATGGAACGTTGTTAGTGAAGGCATTACACCAGTAGACGTAGATAATATCCGCGGCGCATTTTTATATAACAAGCGTGAAAACAGTATTGTAAGCTATATTGATTACATTGATCCTGTACAAGGTAAAATTGCTGGACCAGCGGATCAAGAAATTACATTTAAAACACCATTTGATCCAGCAGTATACAATACTGGTAATACTTCGGATAGTTCAGTTGATCCGAACAGAGCGTGGACTAACAAGCATGTAGGTCAAGTATGGTGGAATATATCAAGTGCTAAATTTACACATGCATATCAAGGTTCAACTACCTTCCAAAAAAATAACTGGAATAAATTAACACCTGGTGCAAGAATTGATGTATTTGAATGGGTCGAAAGTAACTTTATTCCAAGTATCTGGGACAGTGTTGCAGATACACCCGACGGACTTGCTGCTACTATTAGCGGAATAAGTTTATTTGGTGATGCTAGATATTCTACAAAAATTATATACGACGAAGTAAGCAAAACATTTAGCAACAAGTATTACTTCTGGGTAGTTAATAAAGTTACAGTTCCTGTAATGGAAAATAGAAAACTTAGTATTCGTGATATTACTGCATTAATTGAAAATCCTCGGACACAGGGATATCCATTCCTAAGTTTATTATCCAGTAACAAATTTGTTCTTAACAATTTTGACACATTTGTTGACAATGATGACCTAGTGTTAAACATTAAATATTCAACTGGTCCTAAGAAAGTGCAAAACTTACACAGTCAATACAAATTAATATCAGACGGCTTAAAAACAAGTAAGCCTGATCCAGATATTGAGCGTAAATGGTTTGACAGTCTAATAGGTTTTGACGACAACAATAGAACTGTGCCAGATCCAACAATAACTGTTAAAAATCGTTATGGTGTACAAAATCGTCCAAGACAAAGTATGTTTGCAAATAGATTTGAAGCATTAAAGCAGACAATTGAAAGAATAAATCTACAATTATCTAGTACTCTTATAGTTGATGAATACGATATTTCTAAACTAACACAAAAAGATAATGCGCCTACACTGATATCTCAAGAATACGATGTTGTAATTGATACTCTAGCAGAACTTACTTTTGTTAGTACAAATAAAATTACGCAAGCAATATTAACACCTGTGATTACTAATGGCAGAATTTCTAGAGTTAATATCACAGATGCAGGCCGAGGCTACAAAGTTGCTCCTAGTTTTAAAATTAACGGCCAAGGAACCGGAGCAGAGTTTGATGTAATTATTAATAATCTAGGCCAAATCACAAGCGTA